CAGTCGCCATTTTTACCGAAATTTGACCTTTTCCGCAAAAACCGACTGAAAGCTAATTCTCTATATTATGTAGAATTAAATGGTCTGACGCTTGGCAGAATCGAACTGTCGACCTACTGCTTAGAAGATCGTAAAATTGCAGTCCGCGCCGCTCCGCCCGCGTTCAAATAACCTGCTATTTCTTTATAGCATAATGAATTATCGTTCGCAATAGTCCGCTAGAGTTTTTCATTATCCGCATTTTTTGTACCAGAATTATGTACCAGTTTATCCTGAAGCATAGTCACCCGATGCCCTGCAAAGGGCATCGGTGTAAAGTGCCGCTAGGGGCTACGCCCTACGCTCCGAGCACGAAGCGGGGGCGAACATCATGGCTCGCATCGCTGGCGGCGTTGTAGCCGGCATAGCCATAGTTGTTGACACGGGAGAAGCGAACCGACGACGCTATATCTTTTAGCCAGTAATATGCAGATCGATTGTTTATTGCTTTTTTCGAGAAGGCGAAAAGCGGGAGCTGCTTACAAGCTGTTCCAGTATCAAATCCCGAAGAACTCCAGACAATAGAGCCAAAAACTTCAACTTCACTCATCAAACACGCCTGGCAATCAGCCCATGTCCAGCCTGAAGAAGCACCACTGGCACTTCCAAAACGACCATATAAAGATGATACTATTGCATTGCTTAACAATTCCCTTGTTGTTTTCAAGTGAGAGCCAAATTCAGCATAAAGCTGCTGATTGATTGTTGCGCCGGATGCAGTGCTTCCAGATGATACAACAGAGCCAATTGTTGCAGTATGCATTTCGCTTGCAACATATCCGCCGGATGTTGTATTTGTGGAGTTCATTCTCTTTCGACCAAAATGGAAGGAACCTTCTTCCCCTTTACCCGGAACCATAACAAGATGATTATAATTCACCTCATTGCTATCGCCGTTACCAGCAAGAGTATTGATTCCGGCAATTGTAACCCACTGGCTTCCGGTTGTTGCATACTGAGAATCTTGATTCGGAGCAGAAATTGCCCTCGACATCTGGAAAAAATCTCCCACATACAAATCTTCAAAAGCGCTGAAGCCATCAGTTCCCGCAATGCGTTTCCATAAAGTTCCATCGTTATAATAGCTTGTAATGTCTTTTCCTAAAACGCCATTAACCCAGCGAGGAACATTGTGGTCAATTTTTACTACTTCACCGGCAACTTCTTCTATATCTTCAGTAACCTCAGCAACAGCTGCCGCAACAGCTGCCGCAACAGCATTGCTAGAAGCCGGATAAAATATGTTAGAAGCAACCGAATCCACCGCACTGGCAGACATTACAATCCAGCGCTGAATCTGTGTATTGTTGACTGTTGCATAAAAGTATTTAAGATGCATCCATGCGCCGGCGTTCCAGGCTCCAATCGGGGAGCCGTTCGGCATGTAGAGAGGGATTGCGCCGGAACCGGCGAAATTTAATGTCGGGTTTGAGGCTGTGTTTGCAGTTGTGAAACATACTACAACTTCTCGGCCTGAAACAAGTGTAAAGTCCGGATTTGAGTCTGTGAGGGAGGCGGCTTTGGCGGCGGTTGCGGCGGCTGTGTCGGAAACTCCGAAAGGGCAGCTTAAAAGCTGGGCTTTTGAGATTCCTTTGTCGGCATCTTCGATTGTGCCGGGCTTGTGCCTGAGCTGGATCATGTCGCTGTCTGAAATTGATGATTTATCGAGGCGTTCGCCTGCTGTTTCACCCTTGAATCTAGTTGTTGGCATTGTTTACCCCTTCAATATTTTCTTTTACCTTTTTAGCCCGAACCGGCATCTGCACGGCTGCGAGCTGGGCCTTATATTGATTTGTAAGGCTCATTGAAAGCTCTGTATATGGCTTTAATAAACTGAGAATAACTGCAATCTGATCTACTGTCATTTTTACGCTGATTTCATTCATAATAATAATGTCAAGCTGTCCAAAAACACATTTTTGTCAACCAGCTGATTCCATTTTTCGCAATTGGGAACTGCCCGGTAGGCTCTCTATATTGGTAAAATCTTTCATTTTCCATAAAGCAAACTCTATATATAGTTCCTACATCCGAATATCCCCAGAACATAAAAACATTATCCAAATATGCACCATCCTGATATATAAGCTCTAAATGAGTCAATGTTAATTCAATCGGATTTCCATAAGAATTATTAAATTTCAGATATCCTCTAATTAGTATATCATTATTCAATTCATGTTTAGGCCTTTCTAATCTCGTCATTCTATCAATATAATTATTATATATAAATTCTCTTAAATCATTTTCAAAATCTGCATTACCTCCTGACGGCGTATATGCTTCATATCCGCTCGGTCTTGAAATAACTCTCGGCCATATTTTAAAATGCCAGCTATCAAGAAAATATACGCCGGTATCATAAACCTCCCGCGAAATATATGTTCTAGTTGATAAAGCTATTCCATTTGTATTAACAGAAAATTTATATCCGGTCGGTGTTTCGTCTGGATCAACATCCGGATAGACTTCAAGAGTTCCGGTATATTTTCCGCTTACATTGTTTAAATATCCTGAAATTGTAATGTTATCAAAGAATCCCTGTGTTGCCTTGATTGCATCCGTATCAATGAGGTTTGTTTTAATCTTTCCGCCTTCAATAATTGTAGATTCTTCTACAAGTCCGCCTACCTGGACCAGCTGATTAATAAATGCAGTATCTGCAGCCAGCTCATTGATAAACGCTGTATTTGCAACAAGTAAATCTGCAAAAATGCTGTTTGCAGAAAGATGCGCGAGGTATTCATAGGCCTGAGAATTATTCTGTTCCAGATCCGCACCTGCAACGCCTAAAATATCGCCCATTGCAAAAGTAGTGTGCGCTATATCTTCATCAACTTCCCACTTCCAGGCTTTATTTGTTCCTATGAACTTATACACCCGCGCCGGGCGGAACTTGCCCTCAATTGAAAGGCTGGAAACAGTTTCAACTCCAGCCCATACAAAGTAATTGTTTATTCCGGTAATTGAAGGAATATAATCTATATTTGAAATAGGGCCTAAATATACAGAATCCTGCAATCCAAAATATGAAAACCAAATATCATAAGTGTAGGTTGTTGAAGCTGTTTCAAGCGCCATATAGTTTGCATCGTTTTCATCAACATATAAATCATCGTTCTCATCGACATACTGATCGTACTGAACTATAGGCCGATAAATGACCGGAATCTTAAACTGTCCGGAGCGAACTTCCGCGCCTTCTGCAATTGTAAATATTACTTTTCCGCCGACTACTTCATAAGACCAGCCCGCCGGAACGTTGATAGAACCGACTACAAAGGGCCTATCTTCCCAACCCTGGCGGCATGAAATTTGAGTTTCTACGGTCTGAGCGGTTGAAGCTTTTCCTTCTTCGTTTGTTTCAATGATTACGCTCTTAACGTCTGCATCTACTACAATAGGCATTTCGAGCATCTGATATGCATTAATCAGATCTTCCTGCAGTACGTTCATATCCTGGCGGAGCCTTGCCACATCTTCAATGCTTACGCCTCTGTTACCTGCCTGCGGTCGTGTAACGTTCGACTTGTAAGCGGGAATAGTTCCGCCATAGGAATAAACATCTTCATTGTAATCTCTTAAGGTGAGAGTGAATCCGCCTTTTCCATTCGGCTCTACACCGTAAATCTTCATTACGTTTGTAATCTTTGAGAACTGGCCATCATTATCCAGAAGTCCGAAAGAAAGATGATTTCCCAGCTCCGGAACGATTGAACTTCCGCTTACATCAAGAGGCTCCGGGAAGGAAAGAATTCTTGTTATGCCTTCTTCCTCTTCATCTTCAAAAACGCCCTCAACCTCTGCAGAATAAAGCTTATAGCCGAAAGAGTTTGTTGCCTGAATGATTACACCATATCGGGAGCCGGATTCAAAAGTAAGGGCATCCGAAACTGCAATCTGTGTGATTTCGCCTGCATTGTTTGTAGTAATTCCCTTTATTACGGATGATGCAAGGCCCTGCAGTAAGTGCGGAAGCTGCAAGAGGATTGTTGAATAAAGCGGATACCAGTCGCCCTCGCTTCCTACATCGGCCTTTACTTCACGCGGCTGAAGCTGGCGCTCCCTGAGTTTTCTCTGTGCCATTTTATAGGCGTGTTCGTAGTTTGTAACGTAATCTAAGCCCAGAGTGTCTACTGTGTCGGAGGTATAGTCATAAGTTCCGCCATCGAGCATTGAATAGAAAGTGTCAACGGTCCATGAGTTTCTGTTTGTGTAGGTAACCTTTGTTCCGTCTGTCTTTTTCTGCAGTGATTTTGATGCAGAGAAAGAAACTATATTTTCGGTATTCAAAAGCGCAACCGGATTCTCTTCTTCCTTATCAATAAAGACTTCAAGAAGGCCTTCCTGATTGCGGACCAGTGTTGCATTACATAAAGTACAAATCTTTGTAAGGATGTCGGCTTTCTTTTCGCTCTGAGTGATGATTCCATCGCAGTAAAATCCGTTTTCTTCGCAATATTCATACAGTGCGCCGAAAGAGGTCATTTCAAGCTCTGAAGTATTAAAGCGGCTAGGAATATGGAAATCACTTGTAAGGATTTCTACAAGCCAGGATGCCGGATTTCTTGTTGTTGTTTTCTGGGCGCTCCAGGATGTTCCATCCCATGTACGCGCATAGGCCTGAGTCATTGCGTGAAGTTCTTCGAGAACTCCCTGCGTAGAATCGTTTGCAACTACCCTATAGGCAAGGCGAGTCACTTTGTTGAATAGCTGGGCTTCAAGCGGAGTACATGCTACAAGTGAAGAAGAGGTTGATTTTACTGCATCAAACTGGAAAGTCTGATACCATAAAAGCTGACAGTCCTCCTGAGAGCCTGATTCTGCCTTCGGAGTTTCCTTAACAACCTTGATGGAAATATTCTTTCCGTAACTCTCTGCAGCTGTAAAAGTTTTTGTTGCTACATAACGGATGTTTCTGTTTGAGTTCTTTACAAAAGTGTTAGAAGTAGTTCCCGCAAAAAAGAACTCGGTCCAGGTTGTTCCGCCGTCGTTACTCCAGTAAGGGCATACAATGGCCGTTCGCTCCTGCCAGGTTTCTGCCTCTGAGTTATACTGTCTTAAACAGCTGAACTGGATGCAGACCTGAATCTTCATTGCATTTTCTGCAGCCTGAACTATTACCGGCTCGGCATCCTGCCCGAACTCATGCTTCAATTCTGCGGCGGCATAGGTTGCGCTTACTTTCTGATTTCCGTCTGCGATTGTGAGAGTTTCACCGGGCTGGCGGACCTCTACCATATTTGAATTGCTCTGATCATAATAGAGGGAATCAGAATCGAAAGCCTGAACGCCGGAGATTCCATTGTCGTTATGGGCAATATTTTCGTTTCCCAGCAAAAACTGTGTTATCTTCTGATTTCCATAGCCAGCTGAAAAAACCGCATTGTAATATGAATTGATTCCATCCGCTCCGTCGATTGTATAAAAGCCATCTGTTACGTTATAAGGCGTATTATATACTGAGCCCATAATGAACTGAACAACCTCGCCGAGTGCCTTGCGGTTTTTGGCACCGCGGATGAAAGGAAGCTGCTGAACGGCGGCGGCCATGTTTTCTGCATTGCGCTGGGCCTTTTCCATTTCGGCTTTCGCTTCATCAGATGCTTTCTTTGCATAGATTGCAGAGCCTACACCGACACCCACGGCGATAACAGCAAAAGCAATAGCAATTCCCGCCATAACTGCAGTTGAGCCCGGAATCTTTCTGATATAAATAATATCTTCAGGCTGTACTTCGTAATCGCCGGAAAGCTTTTCGCCGGCTTTTAATACAAGCGAATGAGAAAAGTCTATATCTGTAATAATATTTTTTAATCTGCCGTTTGCCTTGATTGCTGTTATATCGTTTGAAACTGTATCATAGATATTAATTAAACCCATTTAGATAACCTCATAAATACCTGCTATTTTATAGGCAGCAATCTTTGAAATTCTTACTCCCTGATTTGTTGTTGCATGAATCATTCTGACTTTATCCAGAGCAACAGCTATATGGAGTGTATTTCCGACATGTATTTCAAGTATGGCGCCCTCCTTAATAAAGTCAGTTTTTTTGACATTTAAGAGGGGCGCCCACTTTTGAGAAAGTTCTATATTGTGATTTTCATAGACTGCATCGCGCAGTTTTTTGCCGAATCTTTTTTCTACTTCGATTGCAAGGCCGTAACAATCATATCCTTCCGGGCCGCGCCCATTCTCCTGGTAAGGTAAGCCTATAAGATCAAAAACATTAATCATGCATTTCCCGGATTCAGGGCTGTATCATATTTGTAAACCGTGAACACCATCTGAAGCCTTCCATCATCTTCGAGAGAGAAGGAAAGCTTGCCATCTTCTGACATTGAAACAGAGCCGTAAAAATGCTTAAAAGCCCTTACTTCCTGAACTGTGCCATCGTTCAAAATGCCTACTACTTCGAGTGTATAACGGTCATCTGCATTTTCTACCCATTCTACAAGCTGATAGTTGTCTGCAATTCCGATTTCTAAGGATGCGCCCGCTCCCTGGGAATCGGGCTCTGTATATTCATAATTTGCCGGAGTGTAGGTTGCTTCCTCATAAACAACAGATTCATTGTTGTTTACAAAGCGGAGAGTTCCGGCTGTCGGATGAGAAAGTTTTATTAAATACTGCTTTGCATAGTTTCCGCCGTTAAAAAGCAGATTGAAAATCTGTGCTCTTGTCATTAATAAACCTCTTCAATCTCCATGGAAAGAGTTCTCTTTGTCTGATTCGTATCATCCGGAGAGGGAACCGAAACAAAGCGGTATGTTCCAGAGCCTAAGCCCGAACAAGTAAAGGCGTTTGCGTTCTGGCCTAATACATCATTGAACCAGGTCCAGAAGAGGGCAAGTTCTGCTTTTGTAAGCTGCAGTTTTACCTTGTAGGTCATGATCTTTTTTGTATTTATCTGCCATGAAACCTGCCTTCCGGAAAGGAAAGATGTAGTTTCAGTATTTGCCTTCGGCTGGTCGTTTCCGGAAAAAAAGCGGCTGGAAATTGTGCTCGGCCATTGTACAACGTTCATTTAATCCTCCTACTGATATTCAACGCCATGGCGGCGGCTCTGTGCAATATCCATGCTCTGATTATATTTGCCCAGAGCCATCTGTGAATTAACTACTTTATTGATTAAAACTGTGAGTCCGTTTGTTGAAAGCTCTGCAGATGCGGAAACTGTGTCGGATGCATTGTTCTGAATAGTTACCGGCATATTTACAACCGCGCCACCGCCTCTGCTGTTTGCCATATCCCAGAGGTTTCTCTGCTGCTGGGCATTGAGAATCATTTCGCCTGAGTTAACATTTGCCTGAACTCTGTCTCCGGAATAACTGTTGCCCGGAACAATTCCACCAGTTGCAAAGCTCGGAGGCTTTGGCTTGTTTGCAACAATAGAAGCAATCTGAACCGCGCCAGATGCAGCAATCAAAGCGGCGAGAATTGGGCCGGCATACGGTCCGCCCTCTGCAAGCGCCTTTGATACACCCTGCGCAATATTTGCAGTTGCCTGAAGGAATGATGCAGTCCATTCCCACATCTTAACTTTATATTCTTCCTGGGCCGCCTTTTTGTTGAGCTGCTTTTTCTTTTCGCAGTATTCCTCATAATCAATGATTCCGTTTGTATACTGCTCTGAAAGCTCTGTTATGGCGGCCTCGGTTTCTTCCTCGTTATTCATTCTTACAAGCGCAGTAATTCCATTTGTAATTTCTGCGAATCTGTCTACATAGCCGGCAATAACATCTGTAATTTCTGCAATCTTCTGCTCTGCGGCCTTTGCCTGCTCTTCGAGTTCTCTCTTCTGGACCTCTGTCTGCAGCACTGCAAGCTCATTTTTCTTTTCTGCAAGCTGGGCATAAGCTTCGCCGGTTTCGTCGAGTTTTTTCATGTATTCATCAAGAGCATTAATTTCAAGGCCTATCTGCTCGGAAAGGCTTGTATCTTTTCCGTAAAGTGTTTTTTCTGCTTCTGCCTTGATTTTGTCTGCATCCTGCTTTAATTTTGCAATTTCTGTAGATGCCTTTGCACGCTCTGCAAGCCCTGCAATATAGTCTCTCTGTTCCTGCTCTCCGGCCCACATTCCGCTCTTAGTAAGCGAACGGTCAAAAGCCGGATCAGAATACATCTTAATATATGCAGCTGTTGCCGCATTGAGTAAAAGCTGATTTTCCTCTTCTTCGCTGATTTCTTCACCCAGCGCACGGCGGGCAGCAATCTGCTTTTCTACGTTTTCGAGAGAATCTGCATAATCCTTGCGGAGCTTTTCGCGGCGTTCAAGTCTGCTGTTTTCTTCTGCTACCTGGCGAGCAATTTCTGCCTGAGCCTCTGCTTCCTGGCGGGCTTTTTCTTCAGCCTTTGTACGTTCTTCAACAACCTTTCTATATGCGCTCTGAGCCTTGTTTGCCTCTGACTGCAGGCGCTGAACTTTCAACGTCTCTTCAATTGTGAACTGATCCCACAATTCCATATTTGAGCCATCGAAACCCTGTTCTTTTTTATAGTCAATAAGTGCCTGGCGGGCTTCATCTGTTTCCTTTTTCAGATTCTGCCATACTGTATAAAGATCAGATTCCTTTGCATCCGCTTTGATTTCGCCTTCTTCATCGTAAATATTGCGGACCGCCTTTCTATGCTCTCTTGCGGCTTTCTTTGCATCTGTATGCTTTTTGATAACTTCAGTAAACCAGCGACGCATCGGAGCAAAAGCACCCTCGAAAGTTTCGCCTAAAAGTTCTTTATAGTCTCCGATTGCGTTTTTGAGCTGTTCGCTTGAACCGGTTAATTCGGCGGTATCTTTTGCCATGCCTTTGAACTGCTGGGCAATAATTTCAACGGCCTTTCCGCTCTGGAGCTCTTCTTTTGTCAGAGATTTAATTGCAGTTATCTGATTGCCGAGCTGGCCTGCTGTTCCTGAATAGGTCTTGTTTAAGGCAGTAACAGCAGAATCAAGAGACATCATACCGGATGCAGAAACATCAAGAGCGGCGCTCATTATATCCTGGATTTCTGCCTGAGTACGGCCTGCGGCGGCGAGCTGTGCCATCATAGGGAGCAGTTGTTCATCGCCTACGGTAGAAACTGCCTGCAGCTCTGATGCGTATGCTTTAAGCTGAATTACTGATGTATCGTTTAAATAAGGATTATTTTTTGCCGCAACTTCCAGCTGCTTTTCTGCAGTTGCCTGCACCTTGTACAAATCTGAAGTTTCTTTTATGACTGCATTCGCCTTTTTAATTGCTGCAACAGCCACGCCCACTGCAGCACCTACGGCTCCGAAAGATTTTGCAACGTTTGTTATAGAACCGTTAAGGCGTGATAATCCGGAGAGCGACTGTTTATTATTATTTGAAAACTGATTTAATTTTGATGAGACTTTATCAAGGCCGCTTTCGGCTTCTTTTGTGTCTGAGGTTATTTTTATAGTTGCTTTCTTTGCCATAAAAAGAAAGTCAATTTAAGCCTATATAGAAAAATTAATGTATATTAAAGCGCATTGAAGGCAGCAAGAGCCTCGTCTATTTCTGCCTGATTTTCTGCCGGAAGTTCCCAGGATGCACGGAGCTTTGCCATCTGTTTTCCGTACTCGGTTTTTGTATCTCCTTCCCAGCATCGCCAGCTCATAACTTCATTTAATTTTGTGTTATGCAATCCGGAAAGCAGGGCAAGAAACTTGTGCCAGTGCATCTGTATAAAATGGCCGTTTGCGTCTGTTTCTGTCAGGTCGATTCTGTACTGCTCCATGAAGGCGCAGAATATCAGCTGAGAGTCTATAACGTAATCAAGGATTTTATCTCCGCTTCCGGAAGGGCGGGGAAGGTCTGTTTCCGGTTTGTAAAACTTCAGAAGTCCTTCAAAAGCTTCTTTCTGAAGTTCAAGAGGCGGCACTTTATCTGCATAAACAAATTCAAAGTCTTTTACAGTGATGTCTTTCTGGGCAATTGTTTCAGAAAATGCAAGCCATACGCGGAAATCGGTCTTTATAGAAAAAAACTTCCCGCCAGCCGAAACATGGTCGGGAAGTTTATCGAGGAAGAAACTTTTCATCAGGTTGGTGTATAAGTTCCTTCTGTGAATGATGGAGCAGCTGGAGTGCCAGTCATTTCGACATAGCCCTTCTTTACAGTTCCATTGAAATTTGTGTCGAATGTCAGTGTAGAATCTACGCTGTTCAAGTCATTAGGCACAATAGAGCAGTCAACTTTCCATGCAGCAAACTTTGTATGAGTCTGCGCTGTAGTATCAACCGGCTCCTGGAAGAATACAAGCAGAAGCTCTGATTTTGCTTTCTCACCGTCGGCAAGATTAAAGAACTTACCGAAAATGAAGTCATAATCAGGCTCATCCTCGTACATTACCAGCGGAGTGTTGAAAGATGGATTGTAGCGCTCCAGCTCAGTTGTAGGCGCTTCATCGCAGATGTAGTCATACTCCTGAGTCTGTGGATTCATATTCAAATCGAACGAAGCTGTCTTTTTGATACGGGTCCATACTGGATTTGTTTTATTAACAAGTCCATCAGTGCCGACTGCAGAATTGAGATAAGGCGCAATCTGATGCTTTTTTACCATGGTAATCTCCTTATATAAGATTTGTTAAGAAAGTCAGTCGCCTATAAAATCACTATCTCCGGAGTTTTCAGGATCATCCGGCTGAGGGTCGGGCTCTGGATCAGGCTCCGGCGCAGGGGCGGGCTCTTCGTATGGAGCAAGAGGCTCTTCCGTAATTACTGAAAGATTAATTTCAAAAGCTGTCATTTGATGTACCACCGCGCCGGTATCAGGGAAGAAATCTATCTGGGTGATTTCGCTCTCTTCAATTGTATCGCTCATGGATGGATTCTTTGCCTGAGCAATGCGGAAAGCCTTTGCATAACGGCACATTCTTGAAATCAGCAGCGGATATTTCGCTTTCTGAAATAAGAACGTAACGACAAATTCCGAACGATCCGAAAATCCGTTGATATAGCCTTCATCCGGCTCCTGCTGTTCGGGTAGAATCGAAACTACAACCGCTTTTTCATATCGCGACAAGTCCACCGTTCCGAAAATGATGTTATTTTCTTCAACCGCCGGAAGTGTGACAGTCTGATCCGCAAGTTTTGCAAGCTCCGGATTTACATCATTAAGAATAAAGTTTTTGATTTTCTGTGCAATCTGTTCCATGTTTAACTCCAGTATTTTTCTAGTTCTTTATCAATAAGCGCCTGAACTTCATCCATGTAGTCGCCATTTTCTGCATACTGCTGGCCACGCTGAACAAATCCACGAGGAACGATTCTCCAGTTCCGCGCCCGCTTTGTTGGTCCTTCATGGCCATAGCTTAAAGTCATGGCTTTTGGAAATATTGTGCGGTCTCCGTTTGTTAAAGCCCGCGGATAAACGTTTGCTTCTGAACCGTCTCTTTTGAGCTTATAGGTATAAGCTTTGCGGAGTTCTCCAGTTCTTACATGAAGATCGCTTGAAACAATAGCCGCCCGCACCGTTTTAACAGTTGCCCTTGCTACTACGCGCAGCGTCTGCTTCTGGATTGCCTTAAGGCTTTTATTTGTTTCTGCAAGAGCTTCCTGAACTTCTGAAACATTAACCTCAGTTACTACCATCCGGCCTGTCGCCATTTATTATCCCCTCAACATTTTTTCCCCATGCTTCCCAGGATTTAATGATTGCATCCTGCTGAACAATTACAATTCCCATTTCCTGAACACTGGAAACCGGCTCAAAATCAACATGCTCCGGCATAGGCGGAAGTGTGATCTTCTGCTTTTCCGGTATAGTCTTACAGCTTAGAGTTATTCCCAGCAATAACACTGTTAACAATATTAAAAATTTCTTCATCGGTTTTTGCCTCCGCAATCTGTGCAAGTTTTTCGCCTTCTGCAGTCTTAATTTCTGCAATCTCTTTCTGATGCTTTACCAGATAGGAAATATTTCTCTGCGCATCACGGTATGAAGCTTCAAGGGCCTTCTGCTTTTCTTTCAGGCTTTTAATCTGCTTATGCTCTGCCCAGATAATCCCGATAAGAGTCACAATTACTGCGAGAATAACTAAAATAATAGTTAATGTATTCATCATTACTCCTTGCGGAACTTATCCAGCATAATATTGAAATCAATAGTTCCGGCGCCCAGTCCGTAAACTACTGCCCACATAAGACAGATTTCTCCGGTATCTGCATTAATCCATCCGAGCCATTTTGCAACATGGCAGATGATGATTCCTAAAACTGAAACAACCTTAAAGATTTTGCTCATAGTTTTTGCACTTGTGAGCTTGTCTTTGTTTTCCTCCGCTTTCTGTTCTTCCATTGTGTTAATCCTCCGCTTAAGAAAGTCAGAAAAAAAGAAAGCCCCCGGAAAACTTCCGGGAGCCTTTGGAGAAGTATGTCATTAAGATTTTTAAATAAATGCTTTGTTATCTTTTGGCGAACTTGTTTGCTTCGCCATCTGGAATCCAGCGGGCGCAGATTCCGAGAACTGCACCGCCTGCGATTGTAATAGAGCCGGCAATTGCACTTGCAACAACTTTATCTACTTTTCCGATTGCGCCCAGATAAACGCAAACGCCATCAGCGATAACTTCGAGACCAGTCACAATTGCTGTGATCAGGTCAAAAACATTTTTTTGTCATGTTTTCCTCCTATCTTAATTTCAAAAGCCGCGCCGTAACTGGCCGGCCTTTTTCCACACATTGAGATTCCTTTAACGGATTAAAGGCAATCATTCCACGCTCAACTCCTACCCAGTGACTTTTTCCTTTATAGTCAAAGCGGACCGGAGTTCTATCTTTTAAGTTGAATAAGTTCTTAATATCCTTGAACTCGACAGATAAATCTCTGCCGGTCAAAAATCTGCAGGCTTCTTTCCAGTGCACTGTGCAATCTTTTTCAATTACTCCGGCATCTATCATGTCGGAAACAAGCTCGATTGCGTGATAGTCGTCTGCCTCTATTCCTAAGCACCACAAAAGCACAAAAGCAGCGCATCCATAATTGTAGATAGTTTCTAACCGCGCCGGAGTAAACTTCGAGCGCATTTCCCAGCAAAAAGTCTGTGGATATTTCATTTAAGCCCCACTTTAATGAAAATAAAAGCAACAAGGCCCGAAACTATCGCCGAAACAAGCGGCGAGAGCCAGCGGTCAATGTTCTTTTTGTTACTGTCTTTCATTTCA